GATGGACTTCCACCGCATCAGCAAGTATCCCAACGAACCCGGTACCTTGAGCTTTCAAAAGGAGCTTGAGGTTGGCGCCCAACTCGCGTTCGCGATCCGAGACTCCTTCCCCAACTGCCAGATCCTGTACATCGAAGGCAACCACGAGGTGAGGCTAGAGGCTTACATCGGCAAGAACGCACCTGAATTCCGGGACTTACCCTCACTTAGGATGGAATACTTGTTAGATCTTTCCATGCAGGACATCGAATACGTGAGCAAGGGATTCATACATTGCGGTGACATGAGTTTCATTCACGGACACGAGATCCCAGGCATCGGCGGGGTGAACCCCTCTCGGAAGCTGTATGCTAAGATGAAGAAGAGTGCCATTTGCGGGCATCTGCACAGGCCAGAGAGTTTCTACACTAGAGACGGCGCTGGCAAGATGATTCAGTGCCACGTGATTGGGCACCTAGGAGAGCCAAATCCAGCCTATTGGAGCAGAAACGACTGGCAGCATGGTTATGCCATCGTTGAGGTCTCTAAGCGCGGCTATGTGTACGTCGACAATGTTATACTTAATGCCTAACGAAGATACTTATTACGCCGACGGGTTTGAGGACTGCATCATCGGCGTCCTTACCGAAGGCGAGGTGCCTCGCGTCGTTTACGACAAGTGGGGCATGGTCACAGTGCTGCAAGAAGAGGGCATGACGTGGGAAGATGCCGTGGAATTCCTGGAGTTTAACGTCTGGGGTGCGTACATTGGACCCGGAACCCCCGTGTACTTGCGCACCTTTGAGGGGACGACTGAACAGAAGATCGACCAAGTCAACGAATTCGTAGAAGATATGAGTGAGTAAAAAAAAGGAGGGCCGAAGCCCCCCTCTCCCCGGCGACTAGCGCCACTTCACCAACCACAATGAAGTTTACTTGAAATAGTCGTCGATCACCGTAATGCAAGCATCTAACCCCTTGCATATTTCGGCCCTCCAACCTCTCTCACGCAGCCTTTCTTGCCACTCCTTCTGGTGATCACTCGCCCTACCTGTTGCCGTCTTAACCTCGACAGCTAGACCCACGTATTCCCCTCGGGGTTCGAAGATCAAGATGTCGGGAATACCTTTCTTGTAACCGGCTTGCTTCATGCGCAATGCCGTATGCATAGCCACCCTTACGCCTCCTACCGTCGCCGAAAAAAGCGGTACAGTCTCCATAGCTTCAAGGTGGTCCACAACAAGAACTTGAATGTCGTGCTCGGGGCTGCCGTTTTTTCTTCCTCCCTTTTTTTGGGGGCGGCTTCCTTTTTTTCTGTATTCATACATGCTTCTGTATACCAGGTTCTGACGTCAAAGCATGGGCATGCCTTGCTGACGCCCTTAAAATCTCTATGCCCTAGGACAGCGGCCCCCGGGAATTCTTGTTGAAGGTGGTGAATGAGATTAAAGAGAGCAGACGTTTGCTCAGCCGTCCGATTGTCTTGCGGTCGACCATTCGCCTTCGAAGTGCCACCCACCCAGCATATACCGATCGAATTGGAATTGTGACCTTGAACATGGGCGCCAGGTTGGTCAAGTGGGCGACCGTCTTCGATCGTGCCGTCTCTGCGAACGACGAAATGGTACCCAATATCCGTCCATCCTCTCTCATTTACGTGCCATTTTCTGATTTCTTCTACACCGATGTCCATGTCCTCGTGTGTGGCTGAACAGTGGACGACGATTGTCTTAATGGTTCTCATCACATACCTTTTTTAGCGAGCAAAATCTTGAGCTCGTTGATCCCTTCAACGCACTCTTTCAACATCAATTTTAACTCGCTTTGGTCGTTTTCAAGGCGGTACACACGCCCTTTGAGCTTGGCCACCTCGCTATTGAGCGATACCCACACCCCCACTAGGGCCACGAGTGGTCCGATCAGCGCTACGATTACCTCTACTTCCATCTCCATTAAACTTCTAGCTTTACATTCATAAACACACCGTTAACACCTGCCAGAGGCGCGAGGTTGAACGCGACTCGATCCCCTGATGAAATAGACACTCCCTGACCGGTGAAAGAACCTGTGCTAGCTCCTGCCGCCAAAGTGATGTTTAAGCTTTGAGCAATGGTTCCATTGATGTAAATTCTGAACGTCGCGCTTGATGATGCTTGAGAGTAAAAGCTGTACTCTGTAGCAGTACAATCCTCCGGCGCGACAAAGTTTCCTCGAGCGTCTTGTAAAGACGCAATGTTCGCATCACCCACCAAATTCATCCAACCACCACCACCGCTTTTGTAGGATCTGTAGCCCTGCAAGCTGTAAAAACCACCTCCAGATGCTGCTGATGGAGTGACCCAGGTGTAGGTTCCGTTACCATTGCTCTGAAGGTACTGCCCGTTGCTGCCGATGCCGATAAAAGCGAGGCTACCATCAGGTTCCACAACGACAATAGAGTTGTTTGTGGGATTTGGATCAAACGTTACCCTTTTGACGGCATCCGCAATGACTTCGAAGTCAAAGTTCGCGTACTTGCCATCTGCATCGTGATAGTATCGAATCGTCTCCCAAGCTGGCTTAACGTTGCCAACGGGAGTGTTGCCGTGAAGGTTAATGCAGTCACCTTTGGTCGCAAGGAAAGAAACCACGCCCCAGTCGTTGAGGCCGTGAATAGGAGTCTTGACGATGTCACCAATGATCCCTCCTCCACTACCGTTTCCAGTGTTGTTTGTGGTGCCCTCAAAACCAATGGGTGTAACCCATCCCGAATCGACACCGGGGTTCACCTCACGTTCAAATCCCACCACAAGGAAAGAACCCTGGACTCCGCTGTTTGCCGTCCACTTAAATGACAGCGGCATAATGTGATCGAAATCTGTCGTGAATTGGGTTCCGGTGTAGGCAAAAGCAGTTTTACCCACGATGATAGGGTCGATAAGCGACTGCCCTCCCCCTGTGGGGATCAAGCTCATGTCATAGATCTTGCGATGCTCACCGAAAATGTCCATGTAGGCATTGCACACATAGGAGTGGAGGGAATCGTAGTATGTCTCAGGAATGTTTGGAGCTTCCGTGTCACCGGCACGGTGGCCCCTCCACTGAAGTTGCTCCTGGAACCCGCCTCCCGCAAAATCAAAGTCCCCGTCCGCGTCACTGTTCTTGTTCATCGCCCACAGCGTTCCAGCAACGTGGTTGTTCACAAACTCTGCACGAGAACCAAGGCGAGATGATCCGATGTTTACGATCTCGTATCCATCTCCACCATCGACTCTTGTGGTGATGTCGTAGGATTCGCTTCCATCACCTAGGGTGACCCGACATCCCGTGACCTGAATCCACTGAGGGCGCGTCTTCCACTTGTCTGTGCTTCCGGAATAGCTGTCGTACCCACCAGTTCCATCGGCGTTTGCTGATCGCCACACGGGATTACTGTCGTCCCACTGTCCAGTGTTGGTTTGAGTTGTGTTTGGACGAGGGCCGTGATCGGGTTCGTACATCTGGAAGCCCATCTCGAACCTGAATTCCTCAAAATCAATAATGGCGTTGTTTGATTCCGTTGGCAATGGAATGCTGATGTCCTCGTACATGTAGTGGAACAAGTGCTCATCACCCCCTTCCTCAAGAATGACGCCCGTGCCATTGTCTTCACCTTGGATCTTGCATCCTACAGGGGCATAGTTGGTTTGGTTGCCATACTGAATTGTTAAAGGCACGGTTGTGGCCCCCCATCCATCGCCTGTGTTGTTCGTAGCTTCGTGAGGAATCAAGATCTCATACCAAGCGTCGTCGTAGTTGGTGGTTCCACTCTTAACCCATTCGATTTGACCATAAAGCTTCCGGAAATACGTCCGGTCAACGGTGGCAAAACCACCAAACAAACCTGGATCGTAGTAGGTGAGAATGTTGTCAATAAGGATTCCGTCAGGGCTGCCATTGCTCATGACGTGAGTCTCAACGACGCGACGCAACCTCCAGTAGTTTCCATCTGTGTCTTTGAACTCTAGCCTTACTCGGCAAACCAAACTAGTTCCGATCTGAAACTTTTTGAATGTGCTTGAGGAGGTCAAGTTGAGTCCGTTCTTAACCCAGAACCTAGCGTTCGCACCAATCTGCAACCGCATAACCTCTCCGCTTTGAAACTCTAGATCAGACATTGTGCGCTCGGGAAAGCCCATGTAGGAAATGGCGCTCGCAGGATACTGGTAGTAGGGCAGCAGAATCGAGTCGGTACCAGGGGCTGTACCGTCATGGAAACGATACCACTTATCGCGACGACCGTTACTTCCGGCATAGAACAGGGTTGACGGCTGTATGCCCAGCGATTGCTGTTGGTTCTGAAGAAGCTGAAGCAGCTCATTGTGGTTGATGTGACCAATGTTGCTGTTCAGGTAGAAACCGTCTGCATAGAGCCAATCTGATCCACCCTCCTCGTGAGTGAGTTCGACTTGGAAAACAGGAAGAGTCCTTCTCTTGACCGCACCAAACTCTACCTTGAACTTGTCGTCAAAATCACGGTCATAGTAAGCAGAGGTGTCGTTGTACGATGTCCAGTCATCCGTTGTTGGGGTGTACCTATGGTACATGCGGTGAACGCCGTCACCATTCATGGTCGCTACGTCAAGCCTGTTGACCAGATTCAGCATGCCTTCAAAAAGAATCACGGTTGCTCCGAAGGTGTGTGCAATATCCTCTAGAACTGATCCTGTGTCGAAGTACCTGGGGGGCGCCTCAAGTTCCCTTGTGCGATCGACCTGCTTCTTTGGCTTGTTGAAAGTCTCGGCTCGGCTCCGGATGTAATAAAGTAGTGAGTCTGAGTGGTGAAACTCCTGCGAACCTCCGTTATGAACCATGCTTGGCGCTGGCATCGCAATCTCTGAGAGCATCGGGATAGAAGACTCTCCGAGCTCATTGAGAACATAGTCTTGGTAAGCCGCAAAAGCGGGGATCTTGTAATTGATTTCCTTCATCCAGAAGATCAATCGCTTGAACCCTTGATAACCATCGTATGGAGGGTTGTCGTCCTTCCATTCTACACCGCGCAAGTAAGCCAGGCCGTCCGTAAACTTGACGTCTAGGTAATGGTAGTTGTTTTGAATTGTGATCGCAGTATCCTCAATCACAAGGTGGCCGTACCAATATGGGCGTGTGCTAGATGCATGATTCGTAAAGAACAGCGCGAACACAGCACCCTCTGTTTGCTCCAGAAGATCTTCCCAGCACTCCAATTGAGTGTCATCAAGACGCAGTGTCATGCTCAGAGTAGACCCCATGAAGGCATTCATGAAGTCCTCCTGACCACCCCTGTATTCCAACGAGGCGCCAGGGTCCATCATGTCCAGGTCAGTCCTCATGCCGGCATAGTCGCTTGCAGCAACGTCCCCAAGAGTGTCGCCGATGACGATGCGATAAGCGTTGTTGGAAGAGCTTACAGGGGCGTTCTCGGCGGAGAAGAACTTGGTGTCAAAGATGTATTCTACAGCCATTATCCAAATGTACGGTCGATGGCGCGTGTGCCCCGTTGGTTAGAAATTACTACGTCGTTTCCAGAAATTGAGCCGCCTATGCGTACAACGCCCGCTGTTCCGGTGCCCCCTGCCGCGACGGTGGCTGAGCTTGATGCCGTCGTTCCAGACCTCAAATTAAGACCTGTCAAACCCTCGGCAAGGAAGGTGCCAAAGCCCCCCTCAATCGCGCTACCTGCTGCGCCCGCTGCCGCACTCGTTCCGCCAGACACGATAAGCAAGATGGTGTACAGTGTGATCAGTGTGATCAGCTTAGCCACCAAAGCATAGAACGTATTCAATAAACTCTCTTTCAGCGTCTGCCAGAAATTCGCACCGTCCTTTGCTGCTGAGACAAATGCTTCACCAAGGAAGCTTACTTGCTGATTGAAGAAGGTGACAAGTGTGCTGGCGTTGGCGACGTTCTGAGCTTCCTGCTGTAGAACCTGCAACTTGTCTTGGAGCTGATCGTAAGCAGCAAAGTTGACTCCCTCTGGGGCTGTAGCCAAGAGCCTGATGCGGGCTGTGAGGTTCGCGATCTCAGCGGAGCGGATGCCGTCTCTGTCAAGCAGTCCAAGCTTCTTGTCCATTTCGAGCACAGCATCAGCCTGATTCAACTGCCTTAGTGCGTCATTGAACTCATTGATGCGGAGCTCCTCGTCGAGCTGATTTCGAGCCGCCCTGTATCTGGCGACAAGATTGTCCAGCGCTTCCTGTGTGCCTACTGAAACGGCGTCTGGATCTTTTGGGTTTAAGAGATCGTATAGCTTCTTAAAGTCAACCTCCAACTTGCGAAGTTCCTTGCTTAATTCATCCGCACGAGTGAACCCTTCTGTGCCAGATGCGCCTATTGCTGCAGCAAAAGCATCCGTGGCACTAATACGACCCGGTGGGTTGAGGATTGCGTCAACCTTCTTTTGAAGATTGGTTCTTTCAATTTCGCGATCAAGATTTCGAATCTCTTCTTGAAGACGTATGATCTCATTCGTTACTGAAGAGTCAGTGCTGCCCAAATCAATAAGTGAGCTCAGCGCCTTCTTTGCTGCGCTTAGTTCTTTCTTGAGTGATGCCTCCAGGTCATAAACGCCCAAGTCCTTGAGCAACTGAGTTGAAGCGTCTTCGTCTATCCTGTCTGTCAGAATTTCGGATAGGGACTTATCAAGCTTTAGTTTCTCTAATTGATCTTTGTACTGGTCAGCGAATTTGTTAAGGCTGGCGGCTGTGCCTTGCAGCCCTTTTTCTGAGGCAAGAATTGCCAACCTAGCAAACTCATCACTAACGGCTTTAAGAAGATTGATTTGCGCATCAAGCCCACCTGATTTCAAAATACTATCGAGGTCACCAGGGAGCCCGTTCTCAAATATGTCAAGCAACTTGGCATCATTGATCTGATTGATGATACCAGCCACATTTTCAAAGTTATTGGTCTCCTCGCCGAAAACAGCGAAAGCTTCCTTGAACTTCGTCTTGATCTTATCGGCGTCGCCTTGTATGGCGGTAAGAGACTCTTGCTGACTGAGAAGCGCTTCGCCAGTCTTTTGCGCATAGAAGTACCTCTCCTGTGCTTCAAAAGCTAAGATTCCTTCTTTGTCCGCAATGGCTTCTTCAAGTGCGAGAACCTGTTCGCGAAGGGCTACGTCAGCAGTCAAGATCCTTTCTAACTCCGCACCAGCCTGAGCTCGTAGTTCTTTGGTTCTTTCAGATGATCGGTAAATCTTATCGAGAAACCCTACTTGAGCCTTGTAGACCTCGATGAAAGCTTCTTCGTCGGTGAGTCGGCGTCCTGTATCAGAGTCATACAAAAGACGACGCTGAGCCTCTTCAGCGGCTTCAAGCGCTTTCTGAGATTCCTCTAGTTCTGTCTGAAGAACAGGCAGAGATAAGCTTGTTAACTCATCATCAGTTTCCTTGAGCAGATCTTTGAAGCTGGACAGGGATTCATTAACGGCATCAAGCAATCCTTTGTTTTCGGCTTGCTGCAATTGGAAAGCTATGAACGCGCTCGTAAGTGCAGTAAGCCCAAAAATGATTGGGTTTGCGATAATGAATTGAAGCGCCCCTGCTAATGCAGCTAAAGCAGCCGTTACCACAGGGATGACGACACCCATTATGGTGAAACGTCCAATCATAGACTTGGTGTTGCCGTCAGCTTTCTCAAAACTTTCGGCTAGATCACCAAGAACGGAGGCAGATGTCCTGACGTATGGGGTAAGAGCCTCCCCCAAGACGCGCCCCATAGTTTGGATGGCGTTGGTGTTCTTTTCAACCTGAATAAAGAGCTGATCTTCGAGCCCCTCATTCATGGCGTCCAGAGCTCCTTCAGCATCTTCTAAACGGACGACCAGATTGTAAAACTCCAGCCCCATCTTGCCGATTACAGCACCTGCAACACCGGCTCGCTTATGTAGGATTTCAAAGGTTTTGGCAATATCAAGGTTGCCCGCTGTCAGAGCGCTCAGCTCTTGGCCTGTAAATCCAAATTCTGTACCGAGCTCGAGGAACACTCCCTTCAACCTCGTTCCTGATCGCCCAGCCTTTTGACCAGAGTTGGCAAGGAGTCCCAGCAGAGCCACCGTCTCCTCAATGCTGTAGCCCGCGATGCTCGCTACCGAACCTACGTTTTTAAGAGCTCCAGCCAGGTTGCTGGAATCAAGCGCTGTAGAAGCAAATGCTGTGGCAAAGATGTCTCCAATTTCAGCAAAGCTTCTAAGCTCTCCGTTGGCGCCCTGGAATTGTCTTTGCGTCTCAGCGACAGACGTACCGACCTGAGAAAGCGATCCGCCAAAAACCTGAGTAATCTTAACTGAGGTCTCAAGTGCTTCGTTCGTGGCCTGAGCATCAAAACCAAGTTTCTTGAGCTCAAGACCAAGTTCGAGAACTTCAGTCGCTGTAAACATCGTTTCGATACCAAGCTGCTTGGCTTTGGCTACGATGCTGTCTATATTGTCTCCAGTACCTACCGCTCGGAGCTGACTTTCAATCTTATTGAATTCAGAGGACACGCGAATCGCGGCTCCACCAAGCAAACCCAAAGCAACGCCAAGGGATCGACCCAACGTCGACCCCAAGGCTTGTGCTTTTTCCCGGAACTTCTCCAGCGCAGTGGCAGCTAATTCGGTGTTTCGAATAAACGGCTTAACGTCCAGCGTAAGTATCGCTGCTAACCGACTGGCTCCTACAATGCTTGCCATTAGCTGAAGTTTTTCATTTTCTCCAGGAGTGCTTGCGCTTCCTCTTTGGTGCGCACTCCTTGATTAGACTTAGTTGTGTACGGGTGGAAATCACCCGGCTCAAATTTTTTGCCCTTGGCAGAGTTCACGTTGGCGAGCAGTGCCATCACAGATGAGGTGTGATCCCACATGATGCTCTGCCTCAACATGAATCCTTCTCGGAGGTAGGCGAACTCCCTAAGAGTTAGCGCCCAAAACTCATCAGGGGTCAACCCCATCATGAGCCCCGTCTTCAATAAGACCTTCCAAGAAATCTCCTCTCCCTCTCCCTGGGCCCCCCCGCCGTCGCGAGGGGTTATGAGTTTCCCTTGTCGTCGTCTTGTCCGCCCAGGGCTTCAGTGACTGCTGTCATCATCTGCTCCAGGGTGTCGCCGTCGTCAAGAGCCAAGGCACAGAACTGCTCAAAGTCAGGCAGACCAGAGTCCTTGCCTTTGCGAGCTGATTCGTTCTTCACTCCGTAGTATGCGAAAGCTGGGATGGCGGTAAGTGAATCTTCTTCGAGCCACTTGTCCAATTCACCCAGCTTGACATTGAATGCGTTGCACATCATGCGCAATGCGTTGAGACTAAGAGATGCGTTGTACTTCTTCTTTCCGAGAGTGAACGTGAATTCGCCTTTAATCGTTTGCATGTGGTTGGTATTAAAAAAGGGGCGACGAGCCTTCCCGCCGCCCCGTGTTGGTTATTATTCTTTCAAGAGGGCGTCGACGCCTGTCATGCTCACGCTGTACGTGGCAATCTCGTCAACACCGCCAGACAAGCTCACTGAGTCGAGCAGCACTTGCCCATAGTAGTCTGTGGTCGTTCCGTTCTTGTCAATTGACAACTTTACGATCACGTAGTATTTGTTACGAGCCAAGTCGAGCAAGCTCA